CGTGTCGTAAATTTCAGTAAAATTATTAATTTTTATTAATTCAAGACCGTGATTTTTACACTTTTCGATGAGATGATCTTTATGTAGAAAGTATTCAATTGAAGCGCCCCGATATTCAAAATAAGTCTCTCGGGATGACTTAACCGATTTTAATTCAAATGAATACATTCCTTCGTCATCTGTTCTTTTAAGACAAATTGTGTCATTTTCGAATACATCTTTATTTCTTAAAAGTTCAAATATAACATCTCCGTCTGCCGCAGTCCCAATGAAATATCCATTTGTTTTGAGTTTTTTAGAAATCATATTTAATGTAATATCTATGTCATTTACGAAGTAATGAAAAGAAAATTGACAAGATACTATGTCATAAAATCTATTATTATCTTTAGAGTTTACCGTGTTAAGTGCAAATGGATCTATCGCTGAAATATTCCAGAAGTAACATCTTGGCATATTAGGAAGATGTTTAATACTATTGTATCTTTTAATAGCCCCGTCAAATTCATTTTTTTCATATATACTCTTGTTATCAATGTCAAAACCTGTAACATATTTAAGCTTTGCTTTGCTCCATTTCATTATGTCTCCACCTCTGCCAACAGAAATGTCTAAAAGACAATCTCCGTTGGTTTTTTTCTGAGCTTCAAAAATGAGCTGCGACTTAATCCAATTGTGAAATTTGCGAAGTCCTTCGAGAGATTCAGTCATAATTAAATTGACACAATTTATTAATTATGAATGTACCTATACTTTATATTTTTTTGTAATAAATCTACTTAGAATCATTAAGTGTCATAATTGCCATTGCTGTGTAATTATGAAGATCCATTAAGGTATCGCGCAATGTTTCATCAATGACTTCAATTTCAACGCTTTTTGATGTAATCTTAGAAAATCTTTGAAGTTTGTCTCCAATTCTTACTAGAACTCCAACTGTACCATATGTAGCAAAAGCATCACCATAATCCGAATTTTTCTTAGAGAAAAGCTCGCGGCATTCTTTTTGAATAGCTTCAAGTTGTTCTACACGGTTCATTGTAGATGTAAATGTTTTATTCCTTTAAATTAAGTCTATAAGATTTGTATTTCCAGGAAATTTATAAATACTAAGTTGTTCTTCTAGATTTTTAATTTTTTGAAAAAGTTCGTAATTAAGACGTTTTAGTTGTCTATTTTCTCGGCACGACTCTTCGTAAGCAGTGTTAATATCATTTACACACCTAAAGTCATTTTCAAATGTAGCATTAGCAGGATCCATACACATTTTTTGATGCTTCTTAGTTTTAAAATGAGTATTAACTAAAGTTGAAAATTTATCTTTTGTATAGATGTTTCCGCAGCATTGACAGCCATTTGGATATTTTCCCTGTAGATCCCTAATGTTCATGTTTACCTTCGTTTGATTTTCCCAATCTGTTTTTGGTTCATATTTGGGGTAAACATTAGTAATCATTATGAGATTATAAATAAATATGTATTATTTCTTTAAATTTTAAAAAAAAATAAATTTATATTAATAATGAACAAGTTAGTAATAGGTATTACGTTATTTTTGGCGATTTTTTCAATCGTTTATTTGTATTCTAATGTATCTTACTGGGATGTCAATAGATACATTATCACTGTGGGCGAAGAAGGACAACTAAATACTGTATCAGAAAAATATTTTAAAGATTTTGAAGATAGATTAACAAAAAAAGTAGAAGACAAACTTAAAAATGTAGTTATGAAAAAGCAGCCTATAAAGATTGCGTGGAAACACGGAAAAGATCAGGATAATGATGGATGGGGTCGGGGATGTAGATTTGCTGGATGTAATCAAGGATATCATTATTTGGGGACCCCCACAAACGGAGATGTCCTTCGGATGGCAAGTTTAGGAGGAGATGTGCGTGGCGGACAAGGCTTAAAGGACTATGAGCGCGCCAACTGGGTGATAGTTTAAATTACATAAAACAACCGTGTTTAATAAATTATACAATATAAATACATAATACATTTATTATATTGTATAATGAATTGCAATTGTGGAAATAAGGCTCTTTTCTTTGAAAAAACTACAACCAATGGAACATTTAATATATTTAAATGTGATACTCAGGAAACCAAAAAGAAGAGTAAATGTAATTTCTATCATTCACAAAAAATTAAAGACCCGATTGAGAAAATTAAAAATACAACTCAAGTAAATGAAACATTCCAAGAAGTAAAATTAAGAGAAACTTACATGAAAGACTTGAATAAGTACATACAACTCTTTAAAAATGCTATCCACTTACCTAAAGAATATTCTACTAATTACATTGCAAATATTAATTACATACTTAAAAGAATAAATATGAGATTTTATTTTGAAGACACTGAAAGCATAGATTGTCTTGAAAAAAGAATTAAAAATAATGAATGTATATCCCAAGTACCTGTCTCAGAAATTAGATTCCCTCTAAAATTAACAGAATATCCTCCCGAATTGAGAACTCCATTGAAAACAAAATCTAAAAAGAGAAGGAAAATAAAGTCCAAGGCAGAGGTACAAAAACTTGATCTTAAGAATTTCATAGAGGAAGATGAGAAAGTGAAACAAGAAGATGAAATAGATAACAAGTCTGTATGTAGCGAAGATTCAGAAGATATGTCAGATGAAAATGACGAGGATAAAACATTCGATGTAGACGACTGCGAATCCGACGTAGACGAATCTTTTGATGATACTGGAGCATTTAGCGATTAAATTAAATTAATTAAATATATACACATTGATAACTATGTTATCAAATATATTAGACGAAAAAAGTCAGGTTAAAATAAATGAAATAATAAATAAATTTATTTTCCCATTGAAATGTTACGCTATTATACTTATATTTATTTTATTACTCAACTCTTATTATTTATACAAAATTTCCGAAAACTTAATTAATTTAAAAAAATAATACAATAGACATTTAAATGGCGGAACTACCTGTTACAGATCAGGAAATTGAATTTTTTAAAAAGGATGTAGGAGATTATAATGAAATTGATACACAAATTAAAGAACTTAAGAAAAAAATGAAGCCTTATCAAGATAAAATTAAAGAACTTACTCAGAAAAAGAAACAGAAACAAGAAGAAGTTCTAAATTTTATGTCTAGTAACAATCTAGACGTGTGTCACGTAGGTGACGATTCTAAACTAGAACTTAAAAATACAGCAGTTAGCAAACCAGTTACAAAGGGAGATGTATATGACAGGATATACAAGTATTTTTCTGAAGACACTGATAAAACAGAGGGTATGGACGCCCAGGAAAAGGCAAAGTTTTTACACGATTACATCTATGTCGAAGGACGCGAAAAGGTACCCACGCAAAAACTAGTTTCTAAGTAATACATCTTTCATTTTAGAATGTAATAAAGTCCTTGTAATTTTTAATTATATCCAAGACATTAGTGTCTTCATCACACATTTCATACTTTTCTTTTTCTAAAAGTTTTATGTAGTTGTTTATAGTAAGAGACTTAATAAAATTATTTTCAAGTTTAATCAGGCCTATATCTGAATTATACCTATCAGTTGTAAAGCTTAAAACTGTTAAGTTCAATTCAGAAGTTTCGTCTTCATTGTACATAACCAGGTAGTCTTGATACATCTTAAATTTAGTAAAATTACTGAATTGTGATATATCAAATACACTCATATTTGTCTTTTTTTCTAGAATTTCTCCATTTTTAAGAAAGATTAAGTATGACTTCATTCTATACTTTAATGTGTATATTTTAAATAGTATTTTTAACCCTGGATATCGCAAAAATAAAATTATATAAAAAAATATTTTATAATGAATTATATTCAGTAATGGCTCGGGTACCTGTTAACTGGACAATTGATATCAAAGAGAAAATTGATCAAGCTGATAATGAGAAACTATTGGAATATTTTGAAGTTTTAGATAAAAAATGGTCTGTTAATAGGGGAGGAAATGTAATAGAAACCGCTTGTAAAAATCTTTGTATTACAGATTTAGAGGCTACAGATACATCTATTCTCTCAATTGAGATGGAGAAGGCTATATTTGAAACCACTCTACTGTATTTCAAATTTAAAAAATACATCCCAGATTTTGAAGAATATCAAGAACGTTGGAATAAGATTTATGAAGTAATTTTCTATTCAGAAAGGCTTATTCGCGATACTTATATTCTTTATCGTACAACCGATTCTAATAGGAATTCATTGTGTAACGAAGATCCAGATGTACTTTTTAAGTATGCTAGGTTTACAGATGATTCTAAAAAAACACCTTATCAATGTCTTCTTTTATATCTGCTTGAATTGTTTTCAGAAGAAGGTTTTACAAAGGCAGGGGGTAACTTATATAAACCTGTAATTTACAAGAAATTTAATACACATGCTTGGAAGAAACAATGTACTATCAAAGATTACATCTATCAAAAAACGGATCACAAAATTAACTTCAATCAGTGGAAAAATGCTACCGCTAATGGTACGAGTAATATAAACAACGCTGAAAAATACTTTAATGAATTTATTGGTCCTGAGTTGCCCGCCTTGAATAAAGATCGTCATCTTTTTGCCTTCAAAAATGGCAATTACATAACTAAATACAACACCGCTGAACCTGGAGAAATACCTGTTTACACGGACATTTTTGTACCGTATGGTGAAAGTCATCCTTATCTTAATAATTTGTCTGTAGCAGCGAAGTATCACGATGTAAAATTTGATAATTATGATCAATATTCAAAAGACGAATGGTTTAATATAATTAATCACTGTCCGACATTCAAAAGTCTTCTTGATTATCAAGAATTTACCGAAGAAGTACAAAGATGGTTCTGTACTTTTATGGGTAGGATGTGTTTTAACCTTGGAGATATGGACAATTGGCAAGTTCTATTGTATCTTCTGGGTCAGGCAGGTGCTGGAAAGAGTACTATTGTAATGAAGATTATTCAAAAGTTCTATGAAGAAGAGGATGTAGGAATCATTGCAAATAATATTGATGCTAAATATGGTATCAAACCTCATGTAAATAAGTTTATGGTGCTAGCTCCAGAGATTGCCGAGAATTTTAAGATGGAACAGACAGATTGGCAGCTTCTTGTTGAAGGAGGAAGAAACACTTACTCAGAAAAATACAAGTCAGATGAAACTATTAATTGGGAAGTTCCTATGATGATGGGTGGTAATAAAATTATGAGATATAAAAATAATTCCGAGAGTGTATCTCGTAGAACAGCAGTTGTTAATTTCTGGAAAAAGGTAGTAAACACTGATACAGAAATTGATAAAAAACTGGCAAAAGAAATACCAAGTATTATGAAATTGTGTATTCGTGGCTATTACCACACTCTTAAGATGCATGGTAAGAAAGGTATCTGGAACATTTTGCCACAGTATTTTAAGGAAAATAAAGAAGAGATGGAGCAAACTACTAATTCTCTTCAGCATTTCTTGAAGTCTGGTAAGGTAGTATTTAATAAGAAGTATTATGTACCCCTAAAGGTATTTTCTCAGATTTTTAATGATCATTGTCGTGAAAATAATCTACCACGTGAACAATTTACAAAGGATTATTATATGGGTATATTTACTAATAATGATATTAAAGTAGTCCAACAAGGTTCCAGAGAATATCCTCCTAATTCTGGAATCATTCTCAAACGCACTACATTTGTAATTGGTATTGATATTCCAGGTGACGACAACGAAATCCCCGAGGATGATCCTGAATAAGTGTATTTTACGTTGAAACACGCGTTTTAATTTATTTGTTATTTATTAAATGTCTAAAGAAATGTTGCCTGAACTAAACACTAATGGCGATTTTATATTCAAGATTGGAATAGGTTCCGTGATTGTAATCATCATTTACTTCATATTTAATTTATTTTCCAAGTTGAGGGAGATAAATGAAAAATTAGACTCTTTTTTAACAGATTTTAAACCGACCGAGGCACAAGAATATCAAAATGACGCAATTGAAGACATTACAGAGCAATCGGAAAAGAAAGAGTCAAATGTAGACTTGACAGGTGTTGACATTGACAAAGATTTACCAACTATCGAAGAGTAAATATTAATTAGGACAATTTAGTATACTTTCATTTCTTACAAATGTATCGATAATACATCTATAAATTTTTTCATATGAAGCGATGTCATTTCCTCCCGTGATTATAACGCTACCGGGTCTGAATACAATACATGACATCACTTTATCAGTATCTGGAATTTGCATTTTAATATTAACACCTGGATATTTATTTGGGTTAAAAGAATATGTTTTGAGATAATTTAATTTCCCCTGGTCTAAAATTTTACATAAGTCAGTCTGTTTTATATATTTATCTATTTTAAAGTCAGAATTTATCATACATATTCTAACATTTGAAATATGAGCTGTTTCACTTTTGAAAGCATTTAATATACTAAGTCTTTTAAAAAGTTTTCTAATGGCATACGTTGCTGAATATGGATTGAGAATCCCCGCTAATTGAATATTTCCATTTGAGAATATTTTAGCGGATACTTTGGGTTTGTTTTGATACTTCACAGTTATATAAATATTAGCACAGTTATAAAATTGTTTTTTACCATTTTCATCATTATACTCGGATATGTACTTTTCAGTGTCTATAACACTATTAAAACAACAACATACTGTCATGGTAGAGATGTCCCATTTTTTAATTATATTAAAAGATGTATAATTCCTATCTTCATTGCTTTTGAAGTTATCAAAACTTTTAAAATTTGGATGGCAAATACAATTAGTGTATTGAGAACGCGGGTCGCAAATTACACACGTTGTCATAACGAATCGGTCCGTGTTCTTTATATACTAATTTGTTTCTTTATATAGTTATTTTTTGTAATTATTTGTCTCTAAATTCATTTATATTTTCTACTACATCAATGTAATCAATGATTAATTGCTTATTTACTGACATTTTACAAGCTTTTAATAACATTGAAGACATTTCTTTAGTGTGATTATTTACAAGATGTGTGAAATAAAATATAAATCTTGGAAGATAAAATCTGTAAGTTTCCTCCAAATTGATTTCTTTATTATTGATTTCTTTTATGATATCATGTAAGCAGTAAGTAAGTATGTTAAAATCTATATCCCTTACCATATCATCCGATACTATTAATTTATTTGTTGACTTTCGATGATAATATATTATCAATTTATTTATTTCTTCAATTTTTTTATTTGAAAGTTTAAGTCTAGTACAAGGATCTCTAAAGTCAGACATTTTATTTAAATAAATTACAAATGTATCGAAATCGTAATAAATGTACTTGTTATTATTTTTAACACAAATCCAAGGATATCTAATTTCTTCGTGAGAAATAGGGCAAATGTTATTAAAATCTAGTTTTTTCCTAAAAATTTGCTGAATTACTCTCGCAGCAGAATATTTATTTAAAATGTCTAAAATAAAAGACTTAATATTTTTTTCATTTTTAATTTTATAAATTTTACATATTTTTTTTAAGCATTTAACAGTTAAAATATTTGAATATTTAATCATCTAATTAATTATTATATCTTTTTAAATTAAATTAATTTAAATGTGTATAAAAAAATACATTATTAAAACTACAAATGTCATCATTTAAAATATCTAAAAAAACAGTTCATACAGATTCAAGAACATCTATTATAGATAAACATCTTGAAACTATTAAAAAAATAGAAGATGACAAAAATAATTTAGATAAATATCGTTCAGAATTAGTACTATTGGAAAAAACTAAGAAAAACTTTGAAAGTAAAAAAAATTATTCGGATGCTTTTAATGTTTCTAGAAAAATAGACAATCTAAAAGATAAAATTAAAGGAATTGAAAACGATACACATTTGTCTGATTATTTATTTAATTCTATAAGTTTTATACAGGAAATAGACAATAATGAATATACGACAGTTGAAGATACTTCTGAAGAAGGTATTTTTAAATACATTTCCCTTGATTCTAAAAATAATAAAGGTGAGATTTACAGAATGTATATGGAAAAATGTTTCCCAACGGAAACACCTTCACGAATTGAAAATAAAAGTAATAACATTTTCAGATGTCCAGACTGCGACAGTAAGACAACAAATGATATCTCGTCGGGACTTACAGTATGTTTTAACTGTGGTCTAGCAGAAAAATCTAATATTTCAAATCTTCCAGAATGGAATCATGCAGAAACACACGAATACGTAAAACCATATAGTTACAAACGAACAAATCACTTCAAAGAATGGATAAATCAGATACAAGGTCGTGAAGGAACTCTTATACCAACAGATGTCATAGAATTATTAATAATTGAGATTAAGAAAGAAAGACTAAGAGATAAATCTCTAATCACATATTCTAAAATCAAAGAATTTCTTAAAAAACTTAAACTTAATAAATACTATGAACACATTCCAAATATAATACATAAAATAACCGGTAATAAACAATTAATTATTAATAATGAACTTCAAGAAAAATTAGTTGGTATGTTTAATGATATACAAGAACCTTTTGACAGAAATTGTCCAAAAAATAGAAAAAATTTTTTAAGTTATTCTTATACTTTGTATAAATTTTTTCAATTATTAAATAAGGACGAATATCTCATTTATTTCCCGTTGCTTAAAAGCAGGGAAAAATTATTTGAACAGGAAAACATATGGAAGAAAATATGTACAGATTTAAAATGGACCTTTATACCCTGTATATAATCAGTACATTTCTATGTTTGCTGTACTATTATTGTAAGACACTGTAGTTGTTCCTACACAAGTTACATTAATATAAGACTTCGGTCCAGCAAGTGTATTGAAGTTTATTCTAAGTCGAATACTACCATATCTATCAAGAGGTACACTAGAACCTGAGTAAGCCGTAGAAGCTAAAGGTATTACAAGAGAACCTGTTCCATCTTCTTTGTCTACACCATTGAATGTGTATCTGTTATAATTTAAACCTAAATATGATTTAGTTGCATAGTCTATAACACTTGGTTCTATAACTTTTTGGTAAGTATGACCATTCAGTTCTAAATTCATATCAGTTATATACACTCCAGAAGTTAACCATCCAGACACTATAATATGCGAAGCGTATAAATTAAAGCTATCCAAATCCAATAGAAGATATCCGACATTGTCTGCGTCGAAATATAAACTCTGGGTCATTTTAGGCACCTGTTTAATGCCTTTATTAAATTCATCTATTTCGATGTCATCTAATTCAAATCTTTTAGAAAAAAGTCTTAATTTTTGAATTTCTGTTGAAAATTTTAATTTAAAATGTCCATTTACATTTTTATAGGTGTCCCCCAGTTGAAAACCGTAATTGTCTGCCAAAAAAGAATCGATGTAATAATTTGTATCTCTGTCGGACGGTATTAATGTATTATTCATGAAGTTGTCAAAGACTGTATTATTCATGTCGCTGGATTCAAGAGTGTCTCCTATTACATTCTCTAATTTGTTGTAATAAATTTTAATAGACAACTTTTGATCTTTTAACAGTCCACTGGGGAATGATCCACTCTCCGAAATATTACTAAAAGTTTCTAACTTAGAGTTCAGTGTTTTTGTAAACCCAGGGATCCAAGCTGTTAATCTTGTTGAACCATTTTTATTGATTATACTACAATTTTTTAATAAATTTTTATATTCCCCTGCTCCAAATTCAGTGTCTAACATTGCTTTAATGTCGTCAAATGTCAGGGTTTGCCATATCTGTGTACCGACATGATACTCTATTCTGCTAAAAAGACGAAGAATAGATAAATTTCTAAGGAAAATTCCTTTCAAGTCTGGTACATATGGTAGAACATCTGTTATATTATTATCTTTGTCATTGTAATAATCTAATGAATTAAAGACGCTAGAATAGTCCGAAGATAATGTATCACTTTGATACTTTGTATAAATGCCTTTCCAGTTTTTACCATCTTTTGATATAGCAAGATTGTAATTTCCCTCTCCTATTGCTACCCACAGCCCACTTTTATGAGAGATATCAAATACTATCGTGAAAATGTCTTTTACATCAACATCGGTCCAGTTAATAAGGTCATCGGACTTCACTATTGGCGAGGATATACCTTTACCCACGGCAAGATACCTTGCAGAATTGACGCCAGTTACAAAATTTTCATTTTTAACTTGTTCAATTTTGTAACAGTTTCCTTCTATCCTATTTCTAAGACTAAATGTATCCGTTGTTATGAATTTTCTATATCTATTGAGCCAAGGTAGAACTGCGGTGTCGGTTCCACCTTCATAATCTATTGAATATGGATGATTATAAAGATTTAGAAAGAATTCTCCTTCTGCATCACAATCAACGACATACTGATTAAAGCTATGTTTATATACAGTGTTAAATAGAGTGCGTATCTCATTATTTATATAAGTTTCCCATGTTGGTCTAAATTGTTCTCCTCCATGTTCTTTAGTTTCCCAGGGCACGGAATCCGGAAATTCATTTCTATAAATTAATGTAGGTTCCGGAAAAGAATCGTTTTGTTTAATAATAATTGATGAACCATTCTCGTACATAAAATAAACCTTTTCTTGTAGTATATCGTATGCGTTAGAAACATTATCATCGTAAAATGAAACGTTTATTATAACACTGGAATTTCCTTTATAATTAACAGGTCGAACGTGATTCCCCCGCCACGAACTAACCTTACTGATAGTGTCATTACTGTAATAAGATTTTAAAGTATCCGCGTATGTTTTTTTACTAACATTAAAAGGCTTTGGAACTGAAGCGGCGAAATTTTCAATTACCCAGGTGTCTGGGTCTAATAAATCTGTTGTATGTGCTAATATTTTTCCATCGTTTATATTTTCAGCCTGTGGATTGTTGTTGCTTGAAACTTCACTTCCGTTGAGCATCCATTTTGGATTTGGTATACCTACAAATACCCATCTAGTACCTGTATAACAGACGGATAAAACTTCAGAAAATCCATGATATTCTATTGGTATCTCATACCAGTCGTCTCTAAATACCTTAAAAGTGTTGGTTTCCGGTTTTTCATAAAAAATTGGACTTTTACCGTTTTTGGGATTTCCAACCACGACAATTCCGCGTTTGTCATTTGTATATACATCGTGAATTGTTTCGAATGGAGTAATATTCCAAGTACCCGTTGTAAGGCTCTTTATATTTGGATCATCTGTACCGAAAATAAATTTCCAATAATAACCCGGAGTTAAATCTGGAAATTCTACAGGATCGGGAATATATCTAAACGCTAGTAAGCCATCTGAAGTAAAACCTGACGTTTCCATTTCTTCTATCGACCCTTTGGTTCCGACAGGCTTCCAGGAGAGGTCGGAGGGGTCATACCAGTTTTTGCCTATGGCTAGACAGTAATTTTCTAAAAATTTAGTTTCATGTAATGAATAGAATGTTTTTGCAAATTTTGTCATCCCCACACAACTTGTACCACCACTTGACGGTTTATATATAGAACTAGCTTCTACAAAAGTTAGACCATCATTACCAGGTCCTTCGGCCAAATTAATAAAATCATTAACTCCATCATAACCAACATAGGTTGCATTCACTGCGAAGTAATGTTGAAATACTAATGGTTTATTTTCACCACATAATATAATTGTTCCGTCTGTTATTTGTATAATATCATTAACATTTGTGCTAGTTTTACCATTGGGATCCATCAACTCGCGGTATTCATCTAGTATCTGTGGCGCGTTAAGACTTTTTAATTGAATTAACTTTCCATCGATGCTTGGGTTCGTTCCCCGGTACTCATGGACGTGGGAAATACTAACATCGGGTAATACATATGCCGCAATTCCTCCACCTTTTGTAGCCGTTAACGAAGCGGAATGAGAAACTTCATAAGATTTAAAATTTCCTACTCTGTAATTTTTTGCTTTATTATTTCGCCACTCGTCTTCATCAAGAATGGCCAATGGCTCATAAAGTCTCTTGTCTTTTACAACAATAGACAAAATGATAGGAAACCCCGCACCGACAACTTTAGCTCTCCATTTAATAGTGCCGTAAGATTTTACCACTACATCGTCATGATTACGTTTACCTGTTATTATCCATTCTGTACATACATAATTTAAACCCATAATATCAGCTAATTCATTTTGTAATGAATCTATTTCTAAATCAACATTGTCAGGGGTTATTTTAAATATTCTATATTTTCCATTTGTAGACTTGTATGAGTAAATTACAGTACTATTTAAGTCAGATTTTATGAAAATAGGTTTATTGGTATTTAAATCATTAATACCCTTTAATTTTTCCCACTTTATCCCATTAGACGATTGAATTATTTCATATTTAATGTCACTATTACTAGAATCTTTTAGAATTGCTGTTATACCTAATTTTGTATAAACCATATTCTGTATAATTCTATTAGTACCTAATTTAACTGTGATAGTTTTAATCGGTTTATTTCCAACCGGACCGGAATTATGAGATGTTATTGTTACTATACCAACATCGACAGTCGTTTCCACGCCTTCTTCAGAGACCAAATTTTCTTCATTTTTTCCAAAAAGAATATCTCTATTACCGTCAGAAATAGCACCTGAAAAGTTGTACGTGATATCATCTAAGGTCGCATCCCCAACTTGCGGAGGCCTCCACAAATCTGTAAGTTCATAAAGCCCGAAATAAGTATTACCTACCCCTTCCTCGTTCAAGGGATTGAAATGGTAAGGAGTTATCATATGATCTGTACGATTCCACGTTCCACGCACTGGCTCTCCAGGCGCCGAGGCGGGCGAGCCAATTGCTGGCAGAGGCGCTACATATCCGGGGTATAATCCGTAATAATTTGCAATAGTCATTAAAACATAACTCTCTTTACTGTACGTCTGGGGCTCTGACTCTTCGTTCGGTTTATGCAGACGCAAATCGGGTTCATATCCCTCAATAGATACCATAATAGTATTTGAAGGAACCGACATTAACACTTTACAATCTTCGTGATCTGTAGAATAAATTGTAACGTAATCTACAAATATTGAATTAAACTGAACGCTGTTATTTTTACGATTATCAGGATACGTAAATAGTCTAATTGGGTGCCACGTTTCACCGTCGTCAATAGATCTGAATACAAATTGTCTATATTTATCATTTTCATTGTTTGAAGCAGATTGTATACCCTGCTGACCTATAGCCGTCCATACACCAGTGTTATTTGTATGAAGTTGTGAAACTTTTGGCATGAAGTATTCAAAATCTGGATCGGACCCAGTGTAGTCGTAGTATTGGTCGGTACTCGGAATATAAACTCCTAAATCATAATCAGCAGCAGCAGCAGTAGTCCGTTTGTGCGAATTCTCATTTTCATCTGTGTAAGAGTTATCCGCCGCTGCATCTGCGCCATAGTAGAAATCAACGTGTTTCCACGTTTCACCGTTGTCGTAGCTTCTTATGATTAAACCTGATGTATCTAAACCTAACATTGTATTATATCTAGTTCCGCATGATAAAAGAGTTTTCTGTGTTCCATTATCATTTATAGTTAAAATTGAAGACACTTCTCGTTCCGAATTAAAATCTTCTTCTGAACGGAATGCTGGTGCTGGCGATCCGAAGGCATCGTGTATCGCATCAAATGAGATCATTGAAATCGCATAGCCGATTCGCCAGCTGACGTGATTTAATACATGAGAGGTCATTATAATAGGCTCACCATATATTTTCCCTGATACAATAAATCCGCCGTTACGCCCGCGCGGGAAGGCGTGGGCGGCAGAGGCGGGTCTATAATTTAATGTATTTACTGTTACATAATGGTCGTACTTGTGTTGGTCGGCTTCTGAAATGTCATTGAATCCATTTTCGTTCAAAGTAAAGACTTCGGTGTATTCTGCGCCTGGCATGTTTCGGTTTGTTAAAGCAAGTTCTCGTACAGGGGCGTCGCAATTGTGAAATGATTTATCGACTCCATCGGTAAAATAAAGTCCAGAACTTTTTCCTATGAACTGTTCACGAAGATAACCCCCGTATATTAAAGAACCGGGTACATCACCGTTGGTGTGTGTGAGGGGTATGAACTCCGGGTCGTAAATAACATCATTAACTTCAACAAATTGTGTAATGTTCATATAGTACCACCCACCGTTCTCGTTTGGATTTGGCGACCCATAATATCTCCAGGCAACATTAAAACTATCATCGCGACCGACGGCAATTTGAAAGGAAATATTTGAAGTTTTAAAAGTTTTAATTTTATTAACGGTTCTCATATTTAAAGTAACACTCTCTTCACGTGGCGCTTCGCGAGTGGTTAAATCTAATTCCATAGATTTAAGTTCAGCCCCTGCTACACTAAAAGATGTTGTGAGGTCTTCTTGTGATAATTCTTGAAGAGGATATTTCGAATTTGATTGTGCCGTGTCAACAAACTCAAAATCTGTTATCTCTGAATCCATTTCAAAATTCAAATAGATGTCTCCTAGCATATCACTATTTTCGTCTGGAGTGAAAATTTTGTATCTTTCAGAAGTGATACCCTCTGTTTTACCAGCGCACGTCATCTCGGAAATATTATGTCCGTGTAATATTTGTTTAGAAGTGTCATTTTGAGTCACAAAAACAGAATGTATTTCTTCATTTTCATTTATTTCATTTGTAACTGATATACCCTGTGTACCACTTGCATTATAAGAGGCATGAGCAGCATGAGCTCCTCTTCCCATAGTGTTAATTAATATAAGTAAAATATAATTATTTATATTATTTAACACATACAATTATAAATTTAATTAATTTTTTTTTAATACATAGCTAGCGATGCGGCACCGCCCTTGAATAGAGCAGTAGTCTCACCGACACAGGTGATGCTAATGTATGGCGAAGTTGCGGTTGGTTGAGTGGTGAAAACTAAAGATAGACGAATGCTGTCGAAACGGTTAAGCGGAACCGACGAACCCGAGTAAGCCGAGCTTCCTAGAGGGAACACAAGGAGACCTAAACCGTCGACAGCCTCTTGCTGGGTACCCTCAATGTTACGATTGACGTATAAACCAAGCGAAGAAGCGGTGGCATAATCTAACATCTGAGCTGGTAGAACACCGGAGAATGAAGACGAGTTCAACTTGAGCTCAGCGGTCTTGATGTAAACGTCCTTACCAAGATTACCAGAGATAATTAGATGCGAACCGTATAACGAGAAGTGATCAAGATCGATGGTCTTCTGTAGAACACTCGCTACATCGGTAATCAGAGCGTTCTGGGTCATCTTAAGACGCTTTGGGAGACCTAGAGGCATCGCTTTCATCTGTTCGCGTTCCTCGTTACACATAATAATGTGCTTAGCGTAAAGCTTAATAGAATTTATCGCCAATGGCGTTTCACCTAGGAGGGTCTCGGTCGCGGTTGTAGTACCAGCATAAACCGGCGTGTATGTAATACTAGATAGGTATGGCGATTCTTTTACATCAAAAGTTACGGATGTACCAATAGTTAATGATTCATTATTGGGAATTACAAGGTCTACATTGCCCTTGTTCGCAAGGTAAATCTTAAGCTTAACAGACTGGTGGGGAGCCGCAGCAAGTGGATAGCCGCTCTCTGATATATTAGTGAAAGTCTCTAACTGAGGAGCAAGTGTCTTGGTTAAGGCGGGAATGATAAATGTAACGTCTAAATATTTACCATCGGACGAATTCCAGGAGGGGTCCGCGGCATCATAGGAAGGTCCCGACCCAACCGTAGTTGGACGGGCTCTTCTAGATACCGAATTGAAAGCAGCCTCAGACATTTCGGTGTTGTATACTACGCGTACATCGTCTTTTTCTAGAGTCTGCCAAATCTGAGTACCAACCTGGTACTCAATACGTTCTATGATATTTGTTAGAGCGCCTAACTTAAAATTTAGCTTTGCGGTATCCGCGTCAAATGCTAGCGAGCCCACAAGTTTGACATCTATAGAAACGGCCGTGCCGCCGGCGGGGGGGCTGGGGTCCACCAGTGTGCTGCTATCGGTGTGGCCCGAGCCGGGATCGGTGACTTCAAACTCCGTTACCGCGCCGTTGGTGCCGACTGACGTGATCTTTATTTTGCACGAGGTGCCGCTCCCCGGCGCCGTGAACGTGACCTCATCGTCCACCTGGTAGCCCGTGCCCGCCGTTCCCGACGTCACATTAGAATTAGCACTTCCAGAGCCAAACTGCGCGACTTGCCCGCCAGTCACCGACCCATTGGCTAAATTTACAAGACCCGTATGATTCGTAAAAGTATTCTTAATATTAACCTTCATGTTGAGATATAATTCACCAAGACAGTCGATATCATTATTAATTGTGAAAATCTTTGAACCACCAAAATCAACGTTGCCGTTGTTGCCACTGGCTGGAACCTCTAGAATAGTAGAACCGTGAAGTAACTGGCGAGTAGTGTCATTCTTGTTCCAGAAGACCGACATTACGTCACCTTCCTGATCCTGAATCTTGTTAGTAACGGCGAGACCCTGGGTACCACTTCCGTTATAAGCAGCATGAGCGGCTACAGCTCCAGACATATTGTATTTATTTAAATATATAAAAGAAAATAATTTTAAATTTAATACGTAATAAAAT